CATCTGAATATTCATTTGATCAAAAAACAAGAGAATTTAATTATAACTACTCTGTAGTAGCTGACAGTGGAATAGAAGTCACTTTCCCTAGCTATACATTGAGTATTTGAGGAATAATATGGCTAGTAGCACAATTACAAATTTACCAACTACAACAGGTCTTAATGATGAAGATTTGTATATTGTTCAGGTTGGTGATGTAACAAAGAAAATACAATATAATTTAAAACGTCTATGGGAATTGCAAGACCAATATAATGCTGAAGGATATAATGTTGTTGGTAATTTTGTAGAAGGATGCACAGTAACAAGTGAGAATGACTGGGTATTAGCAAGTAACTATACCTTATGGAGCTATACTGGATCATTTCCATTTATTATTTCTAATGGAACAGTGCCAAGTGATCCAGATTATCAGGAAGTAAAAGTTAGTGATCATAATCAAACGTCAAATAGAAATGCAATTGGTGCTCATGATTCTATCTACTCAAGGGGTTATGCGACTGTCGCTGACATGTTAGCTGAGGCCGCAAATTTAGATGATGGCGTCAAAGTAAATTGGAGAGGTTACTATTCTGAATCAGATGGTGGCTCAAACTGGGGGATTATCCGCAAAGGTGACTCAACTGCTCTGACTGATGATGGCGGCTCAATATTTGTTGCCGTTTCTGATCCTGTGAATGGGGTATGGATTGAGGCAAATCTTAAAGGGAAGCGTACAAACGTTAAAAAGTTTGGGGCAGTTGGTGACGGGGTAACAGATGATACTACGGCAATCCAAGCAGCAATTAATTATGCGGGAATCTTAGGGTGGGTATATTCACCAAAGGGTAACTACAAAACTTCTGCCGCACTTAATGTACTAGGTTCATTTAGTGGAGACGGCTCTGGAACAAGATTTATTCCTAGCGGTGGGCATGAAATCTTGACCATTAGAACAGGGAGAGCAGATTACCAATATGCTGGTTTTGTTGGTGATTTCGTTTTATCTATGACAAACATTTTATCTCCTGTGCCCGCAGATGTTGGCATGTGGTTATCAAAAGGGACTACTCCTGCGGCAAACTCAGGGATAAACAACGTGCTATTTAGTAATATCATGATTCACGGTGGTTATAGGTCAATTCAGATGCTTAGCACTGACTTGGGTAACTTGTGGAACGTTAAGTTTCAAAACATCATGTGTTTCAGATTTACTGATCGTGGTATATATATTGATGCAACTGGTTCAGCAGCGTCCTTGGAAGTTGATTTTGATGGAGTTGTTTGTGATGCTTTTAACAACACATCAGCCAAAGCATGTGTTATTTCTGGAATTGGAAACTTGCGATATAAGGGGGTAGCATCCGCACCCACTGGCACCAATGGAAGTTGTTTGAACATCTTAAACTCAACAAATGTAGATGTTTGGTTGCAGATTGAAAGTGCAGCAGTAACAGCTCCGATAGCGTCAGGACTTGTATCATTTGCGAATTGTAAAACTGTAGCGTTGAGCCTGACAGCTCACACTTGTAATTTTAATCAGGGAGCTGGAAATCTGGCACACTTTGTTTACTGTGATACAAACGTTGAAACTTTCACATTAAGAGCTTTTTCAGAGTATGGAAATGTTTACACAAGCGGCACAACGTATGTTCTTAATTTACAGAGTGGTGCAGCATCAAACACTAAGCTGTGCATTCTTGACCAGAACATTACACGTTCAGATGTTTTCGCAGCTACGGCAAATCTCAACGCGACAAAATGGCCTGACACTAACTATGCCTTGGAAAAGACGCAGACAACTCGCAGAGTTCAAGCGCTTGATGTTTCTGTGACAACATCCGCAACAAATCTTATTAGCGTTGCTGATTATGCAAATAGGGCTTATCAAGTTGCGGGTCTATACTTGGTGCAAGGTACTAACGCTGGCGATAGTAATATTGGCTTTACTGACCTTGTTTTAGTAACTGGCGTTGGTCAGACAGTTGCACAAACCGCGGTTACTGTAAGCAGCAATTCAATCGGAGGTGGTGCAGCTAGAACATATACGGTATCAGGCGGGTATTTGCAAGCTGCGATGGCAACAGGAACGTACAGAGTTTCGATAACTGGATTCGACCAAGCTGGTGCATTAAGCTAAACAAAGCTCCTTAATTGTTTCTTACTCACCGACACAAAGACGGTACTCATCATGCCGTCTTTTTAAACCCTTGTCTTGACAAGGTTTTTAGTCGAAATATACAATGGTATTGCAAATCATAACCACGTCTTTCATAAAATACCCTCGCATATAAATTTGTTATATGCGATGGTATTTTATTATGCGTCTTTCTGATGTCTCTTAAATTCTAACAACAGTTCAAACTGCCATGGCATCATATCATTGAATTTGATTATGGTTGGTCTTTGTATTGAAACAAAATACCCTAAAAGATAACAAATTCAGCTATAAGGGATATGTATAATACATACTAGAATTAACAAAAATAAGGTAAATCATGTCTGGAATTAGTTCTACAGGTTTTGAAACAAAAACCTATAATGAAATCATAGATGATAAAGCTACAAGAGCATCATCTAGTGATTATTTTGGAGAAGATTTTCCAGTAACACCAGACAGTATATTTGGTATTTTAGCAGGGGTTCTCTCTGGAGGAGAGAAAGATTTATGGGATTTACTAGAAGCTTTATCTTCTCAGATGGATAGAGATACAGCTTCTGGTTATTATCTAGATAGATTAGCTGCTTATATTGGATTAACACGTTTAGGTGTATCTTCTTCAAATGGAGATTTATTAATAACCGCTACAAATGGATTATCTTTATCTTCTGGAATTGGTGTTAAAACCACAGCAGGAGATACAGTTGAAACAGATGAAGCAATAACATTTACAAATTTATCAGCAAACAAAGTAACATTAACAATACCAACAAACTTAGCTTCTACATTACATAGAATTACAATTAACGGTGATGTGTATTCCTACACAACCACGTCATCTCCTAATATTAGTAATACTACAAATGTGTTAATAAATTTAATTAATGGAGCAGAAAATCCATATTATGGTGCTGAAGCATACTCTGTTGCTGGAAAGATAGTAGTTTATTCTAAAACATCCTCAAATGTTTTATCAGTAATACCAAACTCTGCATTTACAATAACATCTGTTAGTGACCTTGTTGCTGCAACAGCAGTAGATACTGGTGCTATCTATTTTTATGCTAATACATTAAATACTCTTGTTACTACTGTTAGTGGGATATTATCTGTAACAAACCCAGATGACTTTATTGTTGGTCGTGATCAGGAAACAGATGATGAACTCCGCAACCGTATGCAGAACAGAGAGCAAATCACAGGTACTGCTACTAAACCATCTATTGAGGCTAGTATAAGCAATCTTGATGGAGTCAACCAAGTTCTTATTATAGAAAATACTACTTGGAGCACTGATACAGATGGAAGACCACCTAAAAGTTATGAAGTATATGTTGATGGTGGAACAAATTTAGATATTGCAAATACTATCTGGGAAACTAAACCAGCAGGAATTGAAACATATGGAGATATTACAGTAGTTGTTACAGATAGTAATAATGATGAACAGGCTGTTAATTTCTCAAGATATGCACAAGAATATGCTTGGGTAGAAGTTACATATCAGATTAATAATGAAGAAACATTCCTTCCGAATGGAGTTAGTCTTATTAAAGATGCTGTAGTGAATGCAGGTGGGGATATGTATGCTGGTGAAGATTTTGAAACTACAAAATTCTTTGGCCCAATATATTCAAATGTCTCTGGTTTATATGTAACACAAATAAGAATTGCTGTGACAGCAGATCCAGAGGATATTCCAGTATATCAAACAGCAAGAATTTCTATTGATAAATTTGTTAATTTACTTTTTGATGCAACAAGAGTAGACACAATACTAACTGTTTAACAGTTTAAGGAATATTATGACATACCCTGTTTTAACAGATCAAGTAGAACAAGGTTTATCAAGAAATATTCAACATTTAAATAAAGATAATTTTAATCTACTTTTAAAAATATTCCTAACAGATTTAGATAATCTTGAACAAACAGCGTTTGATCTTGTAGACCAGATTGATATTGATATCGCAACAGGTTACTGGTTAGATTTAATAGGAAAGATTGTTGGTATATCTCGTGCAGGGTATGATGATGTTGAATATAGAAAAAGAATAAAAACTAAAATTGGTGTAAATACCTCTGATGGTACACCAAATAATATTATTAATATTATAAAGCTTGCAACAGACTCAACATCATCAATATTAAGAGAATACTATCCTGCATATTTTATATCAGTTATAAATGCAGCAGATGATGTCAATGGTTATGTATATGATCTGATTAATGACATAAAACCTGTTGGAGTTGGTTTTGAATTAATACAAAATAACTCTGGAGAAGAATTTGTTCCTGCTTGGGAATATCCAAGTCAGTTATTAACAAATTTTAATATTTTATTAAATGATGGGTCTGATCCTTATTCAATAATATTGTTAGATGATGGTATAATTGATGATCCTGCAACAATAGAAGAATATAAAATTTTATTAGATTCTGGTACTGATGATAATAATACATTATTACTTGATGATGGGTTAGATAGTACAGATATTCTTATTGCAGAAGATGCGTTCTCTGATTTAGAAGGGATATTAGCTTCTGGTTATGAACTAATCTATGTAACTGATACAGCATTTTCAAAATTACACTGGGAAGGTGATGTTGATAATTATGGTATTTTGACACAGAACATTTATTCTCAAACAAAAAAAAAATTAAGGTTATAAATTATGGCAAACCCAACAAGAAGTGATTTACAAGTTTGGGCTAATCAACTTATTACTGATGTTACAACAAATGTAGAACAAAGGAAAGAAATTTCTACAGATTTATGGAATTCTGGTTGGTTAAGAGATGTTCCTGCTTCTGCTCAAACATTAAATCAATTAATGTGGATTGTAACATATATTTTAAAGAATAAGACATTAGACCCAGATAATAATTTAGATGATGTGCCAGATCCTGCAACTGCAAGATCAAATTTAGATTTACTACAAAAAAGTTTAAACTTGAGTGATGTACCAAATAAAGCCACAGCTAGATCTAATCTAGATTTATTACAAAGGTCTGCTAACTTCTCTGACGTAGCTAATGCTGCAACATGTAGGGATAACCTTGGTTTATCTTATACTGAAATAATGGATTTGGCACACCCTGTTGGCTCTATATATGAAAATGCTACAAACTCCACAAATCCAGCAACATTATTTGGTATTGGTACATGGACTTCTTTAGGTGCTGGTAGAGTTCTTATTGGGGCTGGAAGTGGAACAGATATTAATGGGGTTAATCAGAGCTTCACTGCTGGAACTACCGGAGGTGAATATGAGCATACACAAACAGAAGCAGAATTAACACCACACACACACACAACAACTTTTTATACCGCTGAGAGTGATGGTAGTGGAACAGGGTCTAACTTAGATACCAGAACAACAGCAGTTACTGCTGACTACAACTCATCTTCGACTGGGGGTGGTGATGCATTCAATGTAATGCAACCATACTTAGTTGTTTACCGTTGGGTAAGGACTGCATAATGATTGATTTAGTAACAATTATAGCGTTTTTATACAAATTAGTATCTGTTGTATTAGCATATGGTGCTGTTAGGTATATGCTCTATGCATTAGATAAAAAATTAGACTTTAATTTCAAAGAGTGGATACATAATGCAGATGATAAATCTAAAGCAATTTATTTGGCCTCTCGTTATGCTGCTACTTGTTTGTTTTTCGCAATACTCTTATGCTAATAAGTTTTCTATAAAATATGATAAATATTTTAAATCTGCAAGTTTGATATATCTTCCGATGTGGGATTATTATTGGCTGAAAGCTCAATGTTATCAAGAGAGCCGCTTGAACCCTCAAGCGGTTTCTCCTGTTGGAGCAAAAGGTATGTGTCAGTTTATGCCAGCAACGTGGAATGAGGTTTCTAATAAGTTTGGATGGAATTCAGCTAGTATTATTAATCCAGAACTAAATATCCATGCAGCAGCATATTATGATGGAAGATTAAGAAAACAGTGGTCTAGTAAAAGATCAGAGACTGATAGACGTAATTTAGTATTTGCATCATATAATGCTGGACTAGGGAATATATTAAAAGCTCAGAAATTGTGTCATATGCGAGTTGAGTGGTCTAATATCTCTCCTTGTCTGGAAGAGATAACTGGACAGTATCATAAAGAAACTTTGCAGTATGTAGAAAATATTAATAAATGGTATTGGATGATGAAGGTAAATTAATATGTGGTTAAAAATATTACAATATGGAAAAACAGCTCTCTCAGCCATTTCTTCATTTATTTCATCTTCTAGTAGTACATATATTCTAATTGCAATTCTTGCAGCAGGTGGTGGATATGTTTGGATTGATTACCAAGCTAAGGTAAAGAAGGTTGGTGAATTAACTCAAGCATTAGCTACAGCAAATCAAAGTATAGAGCAGGCTGCTAAGACTGCTAATGATAATGCTACTTTATTAACTGAGAAAGAAGAACAATATAAATCTCTACTAAAAGAATTACAAGAAGTAGAGAAGAATAAAGAGAAATTAGAAAATGAATATCAAAAAACAAAAAGTGACTTTGAAGATTACATTTCTAAATCTTCTCAGCAGTTTAAAGAGTGTATGCAAACTAAGTTACCAGAATCTTCTTTTAATAATCTTCTTAATCCCTCTAAGCGGGTGCATAACTAAGACAATTGAAGTCCCTGTAGATAAAATTATATACAAGGAAAACCCTAAATTGTATGATGAAGTCCCAGAATGCACAATTGCTTATGCAGAAAATTTAACAGTAGAAGAAATATTAAAATTAGCACAAAGACAACATACTTTGGTACTAAAATGTAATGAACAAATCAAGGCATATAATAAAAAGAACAAGGAAAATGCCAATGGGAAACCTTGACCTTCTTGCAGCAATAAAATGGGCTTGGATGACATTTCCTGCAATATTTTGGAGAATTTATACAGTGATTGATGGAAGATTTGAGAAAACTGAAAAGAATATTGAAAAGATTAATGATGATTTAGCATTATTTAAATCTGACATAGAAGTATTAAAAGAAAGATCTGAGAAGACTGGTGAAGATGTGAAGGAAATTAAAGACCTTCTTATGCAGCTCCTCATGCAAGAAAAGAAGGATAAATAATTATGGCAAGAAAATTAATTGATTTACCAGAAGCATTAACAATTAATGACACTGATCAATATTTAGTACAACAAGGAAATGTCAGTAAATATATTGAATCTGGTAGAAAACGTCTTTATGAACTACAAGAACAATATGTTGCTGCTGGATATCCTATTGCTGGTAATACAGTAGATGGTTGTACATTAACGGAGGCGGCTAGTTGGATATTACATTCAGACTATACAGTATGGAAATATACAGGTTCGTTTCCTTTCACTGCTACTGCTGGAACTGTTCCGAGCGAGCCGACTTATCAGGCGGTGCATGTTAAAAGTCATAATTACTTGACAGATAGAAATGCTGTTGGTGCTCATGACGCTATCTATCGCAGACAGACAACAGTGGCAGAGGTTGAAAGCGGGATGTTTATCCCAACGGTGGGAAATCCGGTAATATATCTAACTATCGCAGATAGAGCTAACGCATCATTCAATATCGTTAGTGGAGGAACTCCGAATGGCACATATATACTTGATGCTGGTAATGGCAATACAGCGGTGTATCAGTTACCTCATGATGGCGTTGTTTGGGCGCATCTTGGCGCCGATAAACTGGGTGTAGAAGATTCTACCACACCAATAAAAGACTCTCTTGTTTTGGCAGTAGCTAATACAAATAAAACGGTTCGTACAGGAGAAGGTAAATTCAGATTTACGGAAAATGTAGAGATCCCAAAACATGTGATTGTACAAGGTGACGGATATAGTACATCACCAGACACTGCTGCAACTATTTTACTCAAAGACGGGAACTTCAATGGGATTAGCGTCCTAGATGCAGCACAACTGCGCGATGTTTCTGTTGAGGGGGTCGCTGGCAATGGTGGTGATGGCGTAGCTTTGCTTGGTGGGAGGGCAGTTTTACAGAATGTATCTTCTTTTAATCACGGGCGAGATGGATTTAAATTTGGCGCGTATTTTGGAACTGCAAATAACTCTAATTTGTGGAGAGCATTCAACTTAATTTCAGAGTCAAATGGTCGCCACGGTTTATATGCGTCAGATGACAATGATAACTATAACTGTAATGCTGGGATGCTCAGTGGTTATGACTGTAGTAATAATGGCGGTGACGGGCTGCATGTGAAGAAAGCAGGGAATAACTCGTGGTACGGCGTCACATGCCAAGTAAATGATGGTTATGGAATTTATGTGGAGGGTACTGGAAACTTCTTTGCGTTTCCTTACTTAGAGGCAAACGTTGCCGGGGAGGCTTACTATGACGCTGATTCAACTCAAAACATGCACTTGTTTGTGCGCTCTGGTGTTAATAACGGCGGGATCACCAACTTAAATGATTTAAACATTATAATAGATAGAAATTCACGTTTTGAAAGCTTCTTCACAACTTTGATGGGTTTCATTAAACTGTCAATAAATGAGGGTGGATCATCAGGCAACTGGGTTTTTGAGAAAGATGCAGGAAGAAATCTGTTACTTGACTTACTGAATACGTCTGGCACCGCAAATTTGTGGATTGGCTCTAATGGGCGTGAGCATGGGATTAAACTAAGTGACGGTGATGCGCTTAAGAAAGTAAAGAATCAAAGTGTAACACTTAACTTCGGCACTGTACCAGCAAACGGAACAACAGATGCTACATTCTCAATGTCCGGAATAGATTCGAACTATACATTATCTGTGACACCATTTTTTACCTTGCCATCTGGTGTAATAATCACAGCATATTGGAATGGGACAAATGCTGTGGCGAGATGTGCAAATCTAACTGGATCTCCGGTGTCTGTATCTGGGGCATGTAGATTGACTGCCATTAAGATAGGAGCTTAAAATGCCTTTAGAAAATGCAACAACTCTTTCAGAGTTAAATCAAGCATGGCCATCAAGGTCAAATCTTATTGGATCATGTTTGATGTATTTTTCAAAATTTTAGTCTTCCTTCTGTTGACGTTTGAATTCTAACAACAATTCAAACTTCCACGGCATCATATCATTGAATTCGGCCGGGGTTACACCAACCCCGGTCAGTTCATCTTTCCTTGAAATAAAAGCCAGTAGTTCAAAATACTCTTCCAATGAGCCTGGCATAACGATCATCATTGAAAAAGTTTAGAAACTCCACTATCCAATTTCAACACATGCTCATGACCACATTCTGGACAAGTTCCTTTCAAAGTCATAGAACATTTCGGCATATTTTTGACATACTTCTCAATGACAAATAATTGAGTCTCAGAACATCTCTATGCTGTTTTGTGGCGTAACCTATACAATGGTATTCCTTTGAGTATATAACCTCACACAGTGCTTCCTAGAGCGTCTGATAGCTATTATACTGTGGGTATTTATCCTAATGGTGTATATTAACATCTACTTGGGTTATTTATACTTTGATGTGAGTATTCTAGGATGGAGTTTAATGCAACATAGTAATTATGTCATAAGAGAGGGTACTATTGGAATATTATTTATAACTTCTATAATTAAGGATGAGAATAAATTATTAGGAATGGGTATATTAGGATTATATTTGTGTGAATATTTTGTGTGATAATACCTATGTTATATACATAGATATAGATATGAAGAAGCCCAGCTAATGCTGGGCTTTTGTTATTTACTATCTGGGTCTCTACCTAGTTCATTTAGTCTGACATGTTCATCGGCATGACATCTTGTACACAACCAGATAACATCTAACCAATGTTCTTCCTCATAAGACCAATGGTGAGCTTGTAATTTCTTTTCTTTATGACAATGTTCACACTTAGTAGGTTTAATAAGTTTACCATCACCAAGTGCATTATTAACAGTAGAATGGGCTTTATATTTTTCTGGGAACTTACTTCTATATTTTCTAATACGTTCCTTATCTTTCTCTAAGAAGTCAATATCACCACTATTACGTTTTTGTTTATATCTTTCTTTGCATTTTTCAATCCTCTCCTTATGGTTTGGTCTATTTCTATCATACTCTTTAACTTTTTCAATATTGTATTCTCTGTACTTTCTTACCTTTTCTTTTCTACACACTTTACATGTTTTATCATGACCAAGTAAAGTATTTTTGTATGAGTAGAATTCATTATCGTCCTTTTCAATATTACAGCAAATACATGTATACATAAATTTATCCCTTTTTGGTTAATGAGAAATAAAAAGGAGGCAAAAGCCTCCTAGTTTATATATATTAAAACGGAATCTTTAGTTCAATATGCTCGCTACACATATCCGCAGCATTACCTGCAAAGCCATAAACTTTCGTCTATGGATCGGACTATATCATCATCTCCGAAGAGATGCCACGCACTTGGGAGCCTCGATAGCTTAGGTCTCCTACACTGTTACACTCATCACAGTTAGTCTCTGAACCTTCCCTCATAAAGGGCTTGGCTGCTGATTAGCATTTTAAAGCTTCCCAGCAATTCACGCAGTTATTCAATGTACCTCACGGCACAAGGCGACATCACAGTTTATCGTCATCCCAACCATCATCCAAATCCGGTGTACCAGTATTTATATTTACTGGCTCAGGTTTAGGCTGTGGTTTATTTTTAACAGGTTTACTTTCTTGTTTTGAAGATTCCTCTTTCTTCTCTACTTGCTTATTACCACCACGTAGTTCTTCAATTTGTTTTTGAATCTTACTTCCTTCATAATTATTAGCACATTTAATAGTATTAATAATATGAGAACGAAGATCCTTAATTGCTTCTGGAGGATTATCCACATTGAACTGGACTAGCAGTGGTTCGAATGGAAGTTCCTTAGCAGTTTGACCACGACCAAGACCACTGACAAATTTAATATATTCAGTGTAATAGCTCTTACCACCCTTTCCTTCTTTAAAGTATACTTGAACCTCAAACTGGAAAGTCTTACCAAGCAATTCATCAATCCTGCTAGGATGAAATACCTCATCTGGTTTAATCAATTTCTCAGCTACAGCCATTTTATGAAATAGGTGATTCTGTGCTAGACTCCAGTCTCCAAGTTTCTTGTTGACCTTAAGAGCTGTTGGTCGAGCAACAGTCATACCTACATCAGGCCCTTTATAAAATTGACCACCGAGCCATAGACGCAGTGGCAATGGTTTAGATTCCCCAAAAAACTTCCCTTTGTCTAATACCACATCTGGAAAATCACAAGCCACTGCAACACACTGAACGGGTTTTTGTGGGAAACATTTCAACCTACAGGGTTTTTTAGTCTGTTGGTCAATACCATCCTTGAAATATGTGTCTGGATATTCAGCAATGATTTTCTCCTCCTCTGCTGCATCACCATCAAATTTCAATTCAGCATCTGGTTGATCTTGGAACCCCAAATCCACGATCATTGAAACCGTGCCACACAGAACTTCACGTTCTTCTAATTTAGCAGTTTCTACAACATATTTATTTAATTCATTAAAATCTACAGTATTTTCTGTATTTGTATTACCAGTTTGGCTTGCACCATATGTATCAAAAGACATTATTTAATTTCTCCGTTTGGTAACTTACTTATTTACGGTAATTATTACCGTGTATTTTAACATGTATAAACTATTTGGAGCTTCATATTCTCCTCTCTAATTATAAACTATTGTTTATTCTTACCCTTCACATCCTCCTTCTTATTACGCTTAGTCTTACTATATGGGCGCTTGTAATCTTTACCACTATTAGCAGAATTACCCCATTTGTGAGTACAGAATACTTCAATAAATTCTTTTTCGTACAATTTTATTCTCCTTATTTTAAGTTATTTGAAGGTTGTATTTTAATATAAGATGTATTTACCCAACCATCTAATTCCACACCACCCCACATAATTTTATAATTCTCTTGATTATACACATTCATCTTATCTTCACCATTTTCTTTAGTGATTTCACCAATAACCTCATTGGAAAATGAAGGCGCAATAAATAAACAAGAGCCTAGACCAACAGATTTTAATACTAATCTACGATTATTATCCATATTTATCCTCCTTATTATGATTTAAAAATATGGATATATAAACTAAAACCAGCAACTTGTAATTCTACCCCATCTAATGTTTTGGCTAGAAATACAAAGTGATGTGGCTTCTCTCCTGTATATGTACCCATGGTTAGTGTAAATGTTTTATAATATGTATCATATTCAAAATCACACAAGCTTAATGAATGTGTTGTCATTATTTCTCCTCTAATTTAATCACATAACATCTCAACAATTTTACTAATAAAAATTAACAATATCCCAATTAAAATCTGTAAGATAAAGAATCCCAACGTATGTAACATTACAAAGAAAAATCCATTAGTGGCACGAGCAGACTCATAAATAAAATACATGCACCAGACATCCACAATATGAATAATCCAATTACTAATAGGAATCCAGCTATAATATCATAACATTTATTCATGATCAATCCCAAAGACCAAAATAATATTTAGCAAATAATCTCAATCCATTATCCACGCGTCTCTGTATATCTTCCATTTTAGATCTATCATCCTTGTCCCAATAATCCATGACATCTTCATCTCGTGCAAATTTAAATGAGAAGATCATTTCATCTAAGACATAATCCCAACGTTTGAAGAATTTATCATCTGTAGTACCATCAATATTATACTGATTAATTTCTTCTTGTGTTGGTTTTAGTTCCTCTGGAACATCTTCATAATCTACACAAGGAGCACCGTGTTTATTCTCCTTAAGTAATTCTAACATAGGAACTACTACATGTGCAAGTGTAGAATCCATTGACCATACATCCCAATTATCAATATGAATACTAACCTTTTGTTCTTGTTTAAAGAACCAGAGTTGATTTAGTGGATTATAGATATAATCTTGGATGAAATCTTCAATATTTTCTAAAAACACTTCAAATTTTGTATGTTGTCCTTTAGGCCAGATATAATTATATTTATTGTCCATATAATTTCGATAGAGTTTACAAACCAGATGTGTTGGGTACTTTCCAATTTTAACTTTCATTTAATCTACCTCCGGAAGATAACACCAGTGTGATGGTTCACAATTAAGTTGCTCTCCATCAAATAAGCAGTGATGCAGTTTATTATCACTGGCAGAGTAGAAGATTTTACCATCCTCAAAGTGTTTGGAAGCCTCCCAATAAAGTAAGATCTGTTTATTGAGTGGTGTTCCTGCGTCTATTTTAAATAATTTCATTTTACTTTCTCCAATTCAATTATAATTTCACTAATAATATCACCTTTATCATCAATATTCAATATTGTATATGATTTTTGTTTGTTGTCAACAAAAATTTCATTAAGTCGTGATAATGATAATTCAACGAGTGGTTCATTAGAGACTTCTGCTAAGGTAGTAACATAACTTGTGTATTTCATCGTTGGATAATTAATTTTGTATGGCATAAAAGAAAACCCCCTTATAATTAAGATAAGAGGATTATAGACTATAATTTGACATGTGTCAACTACTATTTTAAGAATATATCCAATTTTCATCCTTGAACTGGCTATATGGTCGGACATAAATTTGGAATGATTTATTACACTGATAGACGCAGCCACGTTTCCATACATCTCCTACCTTGATGGCTACATCATGGAAGAGGATGTGGTAATCAGAGTTACGTGGCAAGTAGTGTAAGTGGGTTGCTGTGTACAATGTGGTCATTGTTTATATTCCTCATCAATACGATCTGTAATATTTCTTCTAGATCTTTTATTAACAATAGAACTTAAACTTGTTCTAGGAACTCCAAATTCACGAGCGGTTTCTCCAACTTTTCCAGTCTCTTTATATCGACGATACATCTCTTCTACAAAGGCATCAGACTTGATATCAATAGAAGTTTTAATCTTAGTACGATAGTCCATTTGACCATGCTTATGAGCATCTATAATATTCTGAGATCCAGTACACCATTCTAGATTTTCTACTCTATTATCAAATTTACCAAGTCCAGTAATTTTATGATTTACTTGAGGAAATCCTTCAGGATTTGGTATAAAAGTCATAGCAACTAGTCTATGTGCATAATAGTGTTTAACTTTATTATTAAAACCGCTTAGACAATACTTCTTATAACCATTTCCATTATCAACAATCTTACACACAAACTTATCACAATTCAAAAATTCATTTATAGCCTTAAGTCTTCCATAGTTACTAATTTTATAATTATGTATAGAATTTTCCCAAGAGTTTACATATTCACAATCAACCCATATCTCATTAGGTAAATTAAAATTTTCTTGATATTTATTTAAATCTTCCCAATCAATATCTTCATACTTCATATTCTTTCCTTTTTAATATTAGTGACATTTTGCCCAACTATCCCCAAGTTGATATCCAGCCGTCAGTTCAATATTGAGTTTATAGTAATCTCCAGCAGCTTTAACAGCTTTTGCTGCTAATTCACCAGCAATAGAATAGCCTACAAAATAACGTCCATCACTCAAATGCCCAATATCTGACATATGTTTGCTTGTTACTTCTTCTTGTTTAATTTTCCAAGCTTTTGCCTCATCTTCAGTATTAAATACTTTAAACTTAGCTAAATTTTTACTTAATTCTAATTGCGCTTCATCCACTGTTTAATACATTCGTTAGATGTACCCACACCATTATGTGTTGCTATGAGTTTTCACTTATAGGTCGGACTATATCACAATCTTCAGCATTACCTGTTAAGATTCTCCCCATTTCAGTGCCACTTGGTCACTTACTCTACTAACTACACTTTTGTGTGCTTTCGATAGTCTCTGCTCACACTTATTTCTAAGCTTTGATCAGGATTAGCATCTTACAGCTTTCCCTGAGTTAGAGGAGTTTTTCAACAATAATTTCTTATTGAGGCCACAATTACTTATGGTACGCAATTAATTGACTTATAAAGGTTTTTTCTTTCCAGTTGTCTCTAAAGAAATCTACACTATATCCAGCCTCCTTGATAAATTTATCGTGGAAAACCATAGCTCTTTTAGCACAAATAACACCAGCACTTTGAAATAGAGAGTTTAAGATTGCATGTTGACTTCTTGTGGGTACTTTGCGCCCATCAATACCAAGAATAAATTTTTTCTTACCAACATCTTCCCAATATTTCTGTAATCTATCTTTAAGTTTTTTCAACGGTAGTGCTGCTTCCCAAAAAGCATTAAATACCATTGTGCCTACTTGTAAAGTTTCGCCAATTGTTTTAGCAACTTTTGGTGCAGTTGCGCCGTATGTGCAATTACCTGTTAGTGTTATAATACCGTTCTGCCGTGTTACAAAAGTTTCATTTTCATTTGTTAAACAAAATACATCTGTTTTACGAGAAAAATTTTTAATTAATCTTTGTCCAGTAGTGAATGCCTTTTTAGATAGATTAATTTCAATACATTTATCCGTTTTGTGATTAAATGTTACTCTGTGCCCAGTAAGATTACCAGCAAGCATCACTGCATCTGCAATATTTCCTATATTTTGAGTAATACATTTATTTCCCCTCTTACTGTGCCCATCTGCCAACCAGAAATTATATAAGAATTCCTGTAATGCTGGTTGATCTAAGGTAAGTACCCATTTTACCCAATCAACGTCATGCTTCTGCTTTCTGCTATTAACAACATTATCCATAAAAGATCGTAGGTCTTTTGCTTTTAGTCTGTACGTATAAAAATTACATCCATTTTCTTCACTTGTATCTTTCACATAACTTATATTATTATCAGCAAGAATTCCTTCCAACTCTCTCCAATATTTTTTGCTAGACTGTCCAATGCTACCAACGATACCTTTAGATTTTCCTTTTCTTGAACTTGTAGTATCTGAGGGTTCAGACCATTTATAATATCCATCACTCAATAGCCAAGCAACTAGTGCAGCTTGTTTTGATGAAATACGACTAGACTCATTCCAATAGTATGCAGCATTCATAATACTCGTTTCTGTGTTAATATCTTCTGTTGTAAAGAAGCATTTATCATAGAACCTAATACTACTACTTCCATGACCTTTTTGGCGTCTTTTTATTCCATACCATCTATGATCTGCCGTACTTTCCATAGAAAACCATTTATTTTTTAGGGTAATCACATCAGCATCTTTATAGTCCCATAAAGCTTGTATAGGTTTCCACTCATAGTGGCACTTATCTACGGAATAACTCAGTACATCATCCCCAACAGTTAATTCTTGCCTAAATTTCCAACCTTGTTTAGTCAACACTTCAGAATTATCCACTGGAAGACAAGCATATTTAACAGACTTAGCAGGTCTTCTCTCAAATTTACGTTTGATAGTATTTGAAATCTTTCTAGCCATAACACTATGAACATCATTTGGTTTTGCTTGCAATAGGGAATCACAATATTCTTTAGTCTTATCATAAGGATAGCAATAGTGCGCTTCAATACGTGCTTCTAATGAATCGAAGTCATAGCCAAGTTGATAAAACTTATTGGAATCCACACCAAACAAACCACGCATTTCCTCTCCATACAAAGAAGTATTTCGGGGCACGTTGCAAACAATGGAGTGCCGAAATCTGCTTGTAGCAGCACCGCATGTATCTGCTGGTGTTGGAATGCGACAGTCCTCTCTTACATAAGCTAGAAAACCCTTTTCTGCCTCTTCTTCGTCGTCCCAATCTAGACCACCGCCTAGAATACTATTTCTGCGGTGTTTATATGTTAAATATTCTACAATATCTTTTGCATATGGAAAATCACTAGCAATACGTTCAAGGTCTGGGCATATTTCTTTCTCTTGTCCTTTAGTAAAACTTGGGTTAGTCCAAACTTTAATAGAACGACCTTCTTTATATGATTGTAGTTTGTGTTTGAGTTTTTCCGGTGTTACTTCAAGAAAATCACACCGATCCCTACAAAAAGCACTATTTAGTGTTTGCTCTACATATTTATCAATAGCTTCAGTAACTTCTTCTGGTGTTCTCTTAACTTTACCAATACCTTTAACTTGTTTAACAGAAAGATCTTTTTCTTTATATTCACTTGGGTTCCATCCAAATTCTGACACTAACCATTCTTTAATGTGTGTTGTGTCATTAATATCTGCTTCTTGTGTGGTTACAAGAGGCTCTAATGGTAAAGGTAAATCATAAGTTTTTCCTTTAAATATAAACTTATAAGATCCCACCTCACCAGTGATCTCTGCTTCAAGTTTTTCTGCAAATTTAATAAGGTATGAGCTTGGTTCTCCTGTTTTTAAAAACTGCCTAACAGGCGGAGTAAAATCTTTCATATAAGCTTTAGTTGCTGGCTTGTCAGGAATAATAGGACTGACACGTAACCTACGTTCTTCTAATTTTTCATCTAAATCTTTAATACAATGCTCTGCAAGTTCAGTGTTAAAGTTAAATCCTCTGTGCTCTTGTCTAGTAATAATATCTGCAATACTCTTCTCTAATGAAATAGCATCATCCCAATCCCAAGAACCTTTTTCTTTTTCTAACATTTGCAATACTTTAGTATTAGCTTGTACGTCACGAATACAGTAATAAAGCATATCTGCACTAAACTTTTTGAATCTATCTTCAATTTTAACATAAGGTCTGAAATTTATTTTTCTAAGCCCAGTTTTTTCTGATAATTTATCTAGTGAATGCCCACCAATACGGTCAGGGTTTAAACATTTAGATAAAACTAAAGTGTCAATATATTCAACATCAAAACCGTTAAGTGTGTCTTTCTCAACAGTGTAATCGAAATCATAATATAATTTACATGCAAGTAAATCAAAATTTAAAATATTGTGACCTACAACACACTTAATATTCCCGCTTTTAGTAAAAGATTCAAAATCCTTTAATGGTTTATGGATATAATCCAGTGGTTTATAATCTTTAAGAATATATGTGTATCCATTATCTATATCTTTTTCTTCATATACACGACCATCAAAAACATACTTATCACCATCATGGAATGCTAAAAGATTACCTGTTTCAATATCTTCGACAACAATACAATGCATTGTAAAACAGTCTTTTAGCTTATATGGTGAAGCTGTGTAATCAATAGACTCCTTATTTAGCAGATTATTGGCTTCTATATCAAACGTAATCTTTTCAAACATTAGAAATTATTCTCCTTTATTGCATTTTGCTTTATTGTTTCTAAGTTTACTATAAACTTCCCCAACATCTGACACTAAATACATGCTATCTACAGAACACTGTTTAAACATAATATGTCCTTAAAAATCACCATCATATTCATTCACAACCTCCAATAAACCAGTATCTTCATTCATAGTGAATTCATCAGCTACACCAAGATACCCCCATGTCCTATTTTTCAACACAGTTAACCGAACATTACCACGGCTCTTGTCCGGCATAATCTGAGGTTCCAGTCCTAGCACACACCATGCAAGTTGTTCTAATGAGGAACTACCGCGCATAGATTCCTTAGAAACAGATATCCAGTGAGGTTCATTCTCTTTGCCCTTTGGTGGTTTAAAATCTGCTGCAATAGATCTATTTAGATGTGATACTGCAATAATACAAACATCATTAGCTGCACAGAATGCAGCAAGTTCTGTCATGACTATATCTAATTCTTTACGTTCATTGTCAACCTTACTGCCTGATATAAGCAT